CGAACCAGAAGGCCAGCGCGACCAGCCCTTTGGGACCGAAACATTCCCAAATGATGTCCAGCCACTCGGTATCGAATTTCTCGAGATCGGTATTCAGGTTGAGAGTGACCGACTGGCTAAGCGTCTTGATGCTCAACCGCTCCATGTCGAAGAAGTCTTCTTCGTTGAGCTTGAACACCTTGCCGTCTCGAACCGCTACGTCGCCATAGACATACGCGCCGTGCTCTTTGGTGTAGCCGGTGAAGTCGATGGTCTGTACGGTTTTGAGCGCATCTGTCTGCTCTTCAATGAAGGCATCCAGCTGCTGCGTGGTCCCGGTGAACATCCCGCCAGGCGCGATGCCGAGCAGACGCTTCTTGAACTCGGCAGAGGAGGAGATCTGCGAGCTGGTAAAGGTGTTCTTAATCGGCGCGGCATCGTGAGCGAACGTGATCCGGAAGTAATACCAGGATTCGTCGGTTAGCTTGTTTTCCTGGTAGTACAGGGCTTTCGGGTTGCAAGTGGCGATCCGCTGCAGCGCGCCGCACTGTTGCATGGCCTTTGCCCGCATCTGTTTGTTGTTCAACTGCTGGTCGTCGTGGTGCTCGCTCTCTTCCAGCTCCTGGATCGCCTTGTTGTACTTATCCAGATCGAGCCGGAACCAGTAGAGGCGGTTGCCGAACTCCAGGTGGAATTCGCTACGGCGCTTCCAGTCGAACATGACCAGGGCTTTTTCGGTCGCGTTTTCTGCGATCAGCAAAGCGCCGAAGTGGCGTGCGGTAATGATGTCTTTATCGACCTGGGCAGCGCGCTTCTCGCCTTCGTCCAGGAACTGCCAGCGCTGGTGAAGATCGTTCCAGTCGACCTTTCTGTTGTCGCGTTGGGGGATCTGCGCCGCTTCACAGGTAAAGCCCAGCTCGCGAGCCATACGTACCCAACGCTTCGTGTAAGCGTGTGCACCGGGTTCGTTATCCAGCGCCCATACCAGCTTCGGCAGACTGCCCTGGCGCGCTACTGCCAGCGAGTTCAAGGATTCAGCGGGGAAGGCGTTAGAGGACATCGCAGAGACGGCGGCAATGTCATGGTGCCCCAAGGCGATCGCATCGAAGATGCCTTCGACAATCCATAGCTCTTTGACTGTGGCCAGGTCGACGTTCGGCGGACACCACCAGACGCCCTTATAGCTTTCGCCAGGCATAAACCGGGCTTTCATCTTGCCGAAACGGGCGGGCTTGTCGATAAGCCGTTCCCAGTAACCACCTTTCTCCAGGGCAAACCGAACAGTCGCGCTGCCGGCGTTGTGCTGACTCGAGTAGTACGTGTCCTGGGTAAACCAGTTACCGATCAGTGAAATATCGAAGCCTCGGGAAAACTCCAGATACGCCCGTGCTGTAGCCGAAGGCGCGTTTTCAGTAGCCGGAACGCGCTTGCTCCAGTCTTCGAAAAGGTCGGCGTAGATTTCCTTGACGTGTACGGTGTGGCCGCATTTTTCCTGGCGTCCACAGTTCAGCTGCCAAGGTTTCTCAAAGCGGGTGTACAGCTCCCTTTTATTGCATTTGGGGCAGGTGCCGCCGCGCATGTAATCGGTGCCAGGACGGTGTTTGAGGCCGAAGTCGGATTCGATGCGCTGCAGGACGTCGTGACGTAGATCGTCTCTCATGATTGCTTCACTGCGTTAAGGCTGTGGGACAGGGCTGCCATAAGGCGTTTTTGCGCTGCCATTACCGGGACGTGGGCGATGATTGCGCCGTGGCGCAGACCGTCCGCCACCAGGCGGAATTGGTCGGCATACCAGTACTCGTTGAGGTTCAGTCGGTACTGTTCACGTAGGGCTGCCAGCAAGGCTTCAGCCTCTGCCGGTGGCAGTTGGGCGGTGACAATTACGGCGTTTCCCATCGTAAAACCTCGAATTCGGGCGCAGCTCACCCAAACCCACGGGTGTGGGGCAGGCAATTTGTTGGGTTGGTGTTACGAGTGGGCTAAGCGGTAACGCCCGTTATCCGGTGCGTTGATGATGCGTTCATAGATCAGGCTGACCGGGATTGCCCAGGCATTGCCGGTGGTAGGGTCAACAATCACCGAGTGGGTGGCGGTGCTGTTGCGGATGTCCAGGCGCTGGCGATCGCGGATTGCGTTCATGTCGCTGTAGGCCAGGTGAACCATCTTTTCCGCCATCTGCGTCAACACGTCATAGTCGGCCACCAAGTGGCGAACGGTCCGAGCAATCAGCTGCTGGTCGTTGCCCAAGTGTTCGCAATGGTGACGCTCGAGAAAGGCAATGGCCGCGGCTTTGAGCACGTCCTGATATTCCTGTACTGCAGGCGCATTGTTCATTGGGCTGGCCCTGATTTGGCGCGATAGAGGTCAATGGCTGCCAGCACTTCGGCGTGGCGTGCCGCCATGTGCAGGTTGTGAGCGTTGAGGATGTGTTCAGCCTCGGCTTCGGTGATGCAGCCATCGGCTAAAGCCTTGGCAATCTCTTGGTCGACGCAGCCACGCTTTGCAGCGACCTGGACCGACAGTGAGTACATTTCCACCGTGTCATTCGTTTCGGGGTCCGGCACCGCAACGAACAAGCCGCCATACATCGACGCCACGTAGTTGGGGAAATGCTGTGTGCCTGCTTCCTGCTCGAGCTGATACAGCTGGGCGTCTGTCAGTGGCCGGCTGTTGTTGTTTTCGTAGGCGTGGTTATCGAATTTCTTCAATGCCAAACCGATGCGTGCTGCAGCGCATTCGCGACCGCCTGGATAGCTGCAGATAATCGCGCTGACGACTTCGCGGCGTGTCTTTAGAACTGGGCTTTTCATGTTCTGCTTTTCCCTGATAGTCCGTGCCATTACTGTGCAATCACGCCGTCTTTGATCCCCAGCAAAACGGCGGCACGATGTGCCTCCCCCCGGCGACCTTTGATACGACCGTTCAATAGGTCGCTGACCAGATTTTTGTTCAAACCATGCTTTCGGCTGAATTCCGCAATGCTGACCCCTTGATGATCGAGAGCGGCACGGGCTTGCTCGGGTGTAACAGTGGCGGGCATGATGTGTACTCTGTTTGTTTGTGGTGGTTTCTGTTTGTGTGTGGTGATTCTTGGTCAAAAATTTGATCGAGTCAATGGGTGGTGAATAAAATAATGCTCATAGCTGATGGAGTGGGTGATCGCCTAAGGGAAGAGCGTGAGCGCTTAGGCATGAATCAGACTGATTTTGGGACGCAGCTTGGCGTCAGTCGCGGGACGCAAAAGAATTACGAGCTAGGGGCAAATTCGCTTGATCTGAAATATGTTGCTGCCCTTGTCAAACACAACGTTGACGCGGGCTATGTGCTTACGGGCAACCGGTCTCTCTCGACTGGGCAAGAGCTTTCCGCTGCGGAAACCGAATTGGTGGAGCAATTCAGATGCTTGCCACCAGATGATCAAAAAACCGTGCGACGGATAGTTAAATCCATGGCCGCAGAAGCCTTGGAAGCTCCGAAGTAGGGCGTGTGATTTTGATGTGGTCGTTTGAAAAGGTCTTTTCATTAACATGCCACTCGTCCCGATAACGTCGATTCAGCAATGCATTTAATGGAGCCGCACGCATGTTGGATCGCACAAAATTCGAAGATAGTTATCGTGTATCAGTTGGTTATCAGTGGTCTGAGCTGACGGATCAGGAGGTACTTCTGATCACTCGCTACCGCAAGCTCTCAGAGAGCAATCGCAAGCAAGTGAGACGTATCGCCGGGTACCTGGCAGAGACACCTGATTCCGAATAATCGATACGCAATCGCTCGGGAACGCCCTTTGATTCCCTGAATCGCCAGCGCCGGTCCTTGGTTGGCCGGTGTTTGAACTTCCATCACGCTGCCCCCAGCTGATCGAACAGTTCCCGCTGTTTCGCCCGTGACATATTCTTGAGGCTGTCGAAAAGGAGCCGGTCCATGGCTTGTGCCGACGGGCTGAGCGTGTGCGAAAACGTCAGATTTGCCACCCAGGTGTGCCCGCACTTTGCGTCCAGGCACTGGCAGTACAACTTGGCGAAGTCATTGGAAAGCTGATCCCTTGAAGCAATCCGCCCTCTGTGCCCGCACTTACATGTGATCCTCATTGCGTCCCTCCCCAGGGCCAGCCAATTGCCACCATTTTGCCACATTATGTAGTGGCATTTCCTGCTCTAGAGACCTGATGTAGTGTTTTCAACTGTCTCTGGTACTTCTCTCCAGGCAAATCGCCTGTCCTGCCGCAAGGTATCGTTCACCTGGTTGAAAAGTTGACAGATCGGGCGAATTTCATTGCTCGTATACACCCGATCAATCTTTTCGATATCGCCGAAGCCGGCGCTGTTTTCCGGGATGATCCCGGCCAGCGCGGGGTTCATGCGCCAGGCGGCGATCACGTCGTTACGGGTGATGTTCTTCACCTTCTCCAGTTCGTCCTTGGCTTGGAAATCACCCACGGGGATGATCTGAATGGCCTTTTCTGTGCCGCCGGGGATGTTCACGAACATCGATCGGAAGTTGCCCACGCCCTTACTGGCGGTGATCTGGGCGCGCAGCTCGTCTTCGTCGTCCTGGCTCAGGTTTGCGTCGTTGGTATAGAAGATGTAGCCGGCGTGTGCGCCGTTGCTGTAGTAGCGCCGGCGGAACAAGGTCGCTGCTTCGTTGAGCAACAGTGCCTGCATGCCGCCCAGGTAATCCGGAACGCCATAGACGTTCTGTTCCACGTCGTAATTGAAAACGTGTTCCACCTCGTCCTGGTCGAATTCCTCCTCCTTGCCGTCGGCCAGCAGCCTGACGAAACCACCGGCGCGCTTGATCCGCATGTTGATGGCTGGCAAATGCTCCATTTCCAGCACTTCACCAAACGCATTGCGGTGGCGGTACAGGTACATTTCCCCGAACACCATGAAGTCCAGAGCGGAACAGCTCATGGTTCGCGTAGACACACCCAGCGACGGAATGAACTCACGCAGCAACAGGTTGCGCTTGAACCCGGGAATGGCCCCGTGATGCGCGTTGGCTCGCAGCAACTTGGCCAGGCCTTGGCGCGACACCGGCGGCGTGTACAGCCGACCGTCGTGACTGGCGAACACGCCCAGGTACTGACCGATGTTGTCGGTAAGGACCTGTTCCGGCGCTCCGAATGAAAAGGCCCGCATCGGACCTGGTGCCGGTGTGGCCGGCTGGTTTGTTTTGCGACGAGCCATGGTTTGTTGATCCAGTGATTACGTAGCGGCTGCGCCGCTGCTTGTTGGTGTTGAGGGGTTCATTGGCCAGGGCGTGCATGATTGCCCAGGCAATATCGGCGTGGCCGGTGGCGTCAGTGCGTGATGCGCTGTAGGTGATCTGCCCGCTATTCGTAGCGCCGCGCTTGATTGTCAGGAACGCCTGGGCGACATCGTTCCAGCCGGCATCCCACTCGATACGGCTGCCGACGATCGTGTCCTGGGCCTTGAGCACCAGAGCATTTTTGGTTTCCAGGCTGTAATGGATCGACGTCGCACGCGGGTAGAAATCGCGCACGATGTCATATACGCCGTAGCCAATGCCGGTGGTGTCGATACCAATGTGCTGGACGTTGAAGCGCTCAGTGAGCAACTTGACCTGCTCGGCCTGGTACTTGAAAGACTGCCCACGCCAGCTGTGTTTCTCGAGGATCCGGAACTTGCCTCCCTCCTCGAGCGGCGGTGCGATGACCACACAGGTCGCATCGTCCCTGGTTCGGCTGGGGTCGTAACCGATCCACACCGGACTGTTGCCGAACGGGCGCGGGTCGTCTGGCTCGTAGTCGGTCCACAGCGCCAGATCCGAGTAGCAGCGCTCCAGATCGCCCAGGGCGAAGACGCTCTGTGTGCTGTCGATGAATTTGCACATGAACAGCTGTTCAAACCGGTCGTCGTCGTACTCGAGGCGCAGCTGCTCGAGGTCGAACAGATCGCAGCCACCGGCGATCGCATCCAGGATGGTGATGACTTTGCGCCACTGACCGTCCGGACAGAGTGCGCCGGCGGCGATTTGCTTGTCGCTTGGCCACGGCTCTTTGGCGGTTTTCTTCTTGCTGTTGT